TTTAGATACATAGTCCTGAGCCACGTTAAGTTCAATAGCGTCGATACGTCTGTCAAGACCACTAATGCGATCATGTACATTATTTATTCGATTGTGTATTCTGTTATTTAATGCTGCGCCACCTGCAACCATTGCAATGACAGCAGTAACTATTGATTCCACTATTTAATAGAGACGATTGGTACTACGTCATGACAAAGAACTTCAACACGACTGCCTGGTCTAAAAGTAAAACCAGCCTTCATAATTTCAGTACATTTAAGAGCACGAACAAGTTCATAGTCAAGACGCATTTTTTGTTCGTGTTTACGGGCGATAGCTTTACAGGTTTCTATCATGCCACCATCTAGTGGAACAGAAAAGTTTAGTTGTACGCCGAAGTTATTGCTTCGTACATACCCACTATGCTCGTAAGGAATAGTATCGTTGCCCATATAAAAGGGCGAGAATTGCATGGTTGTTCCATTACAACTATTGTTTGCCGCAAAATATTGACGTGACGGTGCTCCATTGTTCTGAAATTGCACTGCCTGATTAGTAACATTACCTGTAGCTGCTGCCACAGGTGATGATGTATTTTGTACCTTAGGATCCTCTGCGTAAGCAGGACTTATTGAGAGAAGACCGATAAGGATGTAGTAGTAGTAGTTTGTTCGATGGCTTCTGTTACCAAGCTTTCTTGAATAATTCCTGCAGATCTGGTTGTAATTTCTAGTTGAAATTGTTCGCCAGAATTGGTAACTGAATATGTTGTAGCGGTATCTGAAATGTCTCCGCTCGGTGTTACGTTTGTTCCAGACCATGATGAATAATCACCACCATAGATTTCAGTTGCAATAGTTCGGTCAATATCAATGGTGGTAGTTGTTGTTGACTGCATTGAACCTTGCGTAAAGTTAGGTGTTACCTGAGCAGATACTGGAGCCGCAATAAAAAGAAGTAAAAGTAATTTCTTCATTTGTTTTTTTCTCTTGATATAGAAAAGGTTGCTAGAGTTCCGCTTAAAATAGAAGCGACATATGTAGGATCCATCTTTTCCATCCATCCTGCATAGCTTGCAGTTAAGAGTCCTGCTGACCAGACAAGGACGATGAATTTGATGATTCCGCCTTTTTTGTCATCTTGTTCCATGCTTGCTTAAATATAGGTTTCATAATCATCACTAGATGTTTAAATAGTGATGTAGCAGCAAGGGTGGCAGCTACAGACACAAATGCTGTAGTAGCTGCTGTAGTTAAAATAATACCATCAGGTACCGGTATATCTAGATCTGTATAAGGAACACGTATTGTGGGTATATCAGGTTTAGGTATATCTACAATAGGTGGAGTAGGTGGTACAGGCTTAGGTTTATCTGATGGTGTTGTACCTTTGATACCCGGAGGTGGTCTAAGGTCACTAGGAGGTACCACTAAGGGCTTGTAAGACGGTATGTCTGCCTTTGGTACCTCTAGTATTGGTATAGGTAATTTAAGTGCTTCTGGAAGGTTTATAGAAGGCAGAACAGGAGGTTCAGCCCATTCCATTACTCAGCACTAAATAGACCGCGTTCGATAAAGTCAACTGCTTTATCATCTACGGTATTGTCTGTTGTAGAAGCCAACTTCCGCAGCAGGTCAACAATCAATCGTTTGACCTTAGGAGATTGGATAAAAGAAAATAAAACTGGACGGATAAGTGTAATCATAATAATTAAGGCGCTGTAGGCCATGTAATAGTTGATGGGAATCCAGATTGCTGTGGAACATCACGCAAAGCTTGACGGTATGTTGTCCAAAGATTTCTAGTAGCTTCAGGAACATCTGGAGCTTGAGTCCAATCGCTAGATGTTAAAAGTTGAGATCGCAAAATTCGTGCGTCATAAGCATCATATTCATCTCGCATTGCATCAGTAAACTCTGCAACTGATGCCAAATCAGTAGTGTTAAGTTGCTCATACAATGCACTACCGTAATCTTCAACATCATCTGGAGAAGCGGTAAAAGATAGCACTTCACCCGTGCTTTCAAGCGTTACATCACAAGTAATGGTTCCGCCGTAATCACGCTGTGCATTGCTAAATGCATATTCAGTGGAGTCAGGTTTTAGTGTAAACATATATTTGTATTATAATTAGTTAAGAGTAACGAATCCAGAGTGAGGTTTCCTTTGTTGTGTCTTGACCACTGTCGCCAGCAAGGCGTCCCATTAGCCTCCAACTGCCACTAGGTGTTCCTGATTCAGACGCATTAGCATTTGAATAACGTAAGTTGCTTCCTGCTGTTGTTGTACCTGCAGCCCTATCGGCAGTGTTATTACGTCTTCCGCAAAAAGCATAAGTGCCTTTAGCGCCAACGCCTGAACTTGCAGTAGCATTTCTAACTTGAGTATTACCAAGAGTTCCAGTTAGGGATCCACCAGCAGTGATATTTCCACCAGCAGTGATGTTTCCAGAAGCAACGTAGTGTCCTCCATCCTCAAAGGTATGTCGAATGGCCGAACCTTCTTTGATATAAATGTTGTGAGCACCGCCCATACTCACATCAAGGTCGGATCCGGTGTACCCAATTTTGATATCTGCACCAGCACCAGAGCCGAAGTAGAGATATTGGGCGTCGTTAAACACCAGGCCACCATCTGTGACAATGCTCAAGCCAGTATGATTGAAGGTTACTGCGTGTTCGAAGGTTATTCCACCAGTTATCGTGTCGTCAGCGTCAGAACGAACGAATGAAGATGCGTGTAGGCTATCTACTGTATCTGCGTTGGTGGCATTAGTAGCACTATCTGCAGTCGTAGCATTACCTGCACTAGTAGCAGAGGTAGCTGTATCAGCATTACCCGTTAGATTACCAGTTACATTACCAGTTACATTACCAGTTACGTTACCGGTTAAATTACCAGTTACGTCACCTGTTAAAGATGCAGTAACCGTTCCAGCTGAGAAATTACCGGATCCGTCACGAGAAACAATTGCACTAGCTGTATTAGCATTTGTTGCAGTTGTTGCACTGTTGCTAACTTTTCCAGCAGTAGAAATAGTATCTAGTTTTGTATCAGCAATACTAGCTGATTCGTTAACATCGGCATTTACGATTGTACCATCTACAATATTAGTAGAAGCAACAGTAATGCCAGTCGGCAATGCACCTGTCGCAAGCTTACTTAGATCAATTGCAGCACTTGCATTTACATCTGCATTTACAATCGTGCCATCAACAATATTTGCAGAAGCAATAGTGATAGCAGCAGGTAATGCACCTGTAGCCAGTTTACTTAATCCAATTGCTGCACTAGCATTAACATCAGCATCAACAATTTGTGCTGCATTGTCTTCGATATATCTAGCATCAGGATCCCGATAGAGATACTGCTTAAAGTTCCAGATAGTATTTGTTGCGTCGTACTCAATCCGTAATACTGCAGATGAGTTACCAGTAAAACCAGAGGGAAGTCCAGTAATAAGTGCTGAAGCACCCGCACCAGTTGAATCTTCTACCTCAACACGATCTCCATCAGCTGGACTTGCTTGTATTGCAGCTATATTTGCAACAGGTGCATAAGGAACTAAGTCAGCAACTGTTGACGAAACTGAGACTGAAATACTTACAGCAGTAGAAGAATCAGCAATAGCTGTATCTGCCTTAGTATCCGCTGCGTTAGCTGTAGTTACAGCAGCCGCAGAGTTTGTAATAGCAGTATCAGCCTTTGCATCAGCAGCATTCGCAGTTGTTACTGCTGCAGAAGCATTTGTACTTGCAGTGTTTGCTGTAGTAACAGCAGCCGAAATGTTAGTGCTAGCTGTATTAGCTGTCGTTACAGCAGCGGATGCATTAGTGCTTGCTGTGTTTGCTGTAGTTACAGCGGCAGAAGCATTAGTGCTAGCTGTATTAGCTGTAGTAACAGCAGAAGCAGAGTCAGCAATTGCAGTATCTGACTTAGCATCTGCAGCATTAGCTGTGGTTACAGCACCGTTAGCTGTCGTTACAGCTCCATTGGCAGTTGTTACAGCTGTATCTGACTTAGTATTAGCAGCATTAGCCGTTGTGGCTGCTGCGTTAGCTGTAGTTACAGCAGTTGTTGCATCAAAATCTGATTCTTGTGTTACATATAAATTTTGAGTGAAGTTTTCATTTAAATCTTCTGCTTTAATAGCTGAACCTGCAAAAAATGTAGAAGAAACAGTGTCTAAATTAGTATCACGGAAGATACGGATAGCAACACCACTAGCTGGTGCAGTAGTAAATGAAATTGTTGTAGCGTTGGCAAATGTAAATGCAGTTGTAGCTACTGTGTCAAGTGTTACCTTAACATGAGCTTGTTTTAAATATTCAAATGTAAATGAATAGTTCGTTGTAGAACCATTCCCTGTATATGTGTTTTGTGTAGTTGCCATCAGTTACGAATGTTTAAGGATTCATCAATATCAAGGTATTCACCTTGTTCACTAGCTTGTTCACGTAGTTGTTTTTGAATAAGTCTTGCTTCAATTTCTAAAGACATCTCTTCTTCCATTGAATTATATGCAAATTTTTCTGCTGCCATACGTGCTTCACTTAATCTAATATGAATTGCATCCCATTTCTTTATAGATACTTCCTCTGATCCAATACCAGAACGTCTTAGTTGTCTTAGACGGGCAATACTTTCATAATCACCAGCATCTTTCATGATTTCTCTGATACTATCTCTAAAAATTCCTTGTTCTCCCATAAGTTTGAACAATGTAGAACGTTCATCAGCAGTTAATCTAACACCATTTTTTGATCTAAATGTTGTATTTATATCAAATTCAAAATCATGTAAGAATTTTTCTTCTGGAGATTGCTCAGCATGGATTTTAACAGGGGAATATGCATTCCAAATACGTTGTAACATACCATATCCGTTTGCTTTTTCACCCGTAACAGGGCTATAAACATAAGGTGCTCTGTTTGTTGTATCAAATGCAGTAGTAAAACGGTTACGATTAGCAATAACTGATATTAGATCTTCATTTACTTCCATAAGTCCTTCACTAAATACCTTACCCCATTCACCACGTTGTGTAGCAAGTGGACCAAGACCATTAATAAAGCCTGCACCAAATCTCATCATAGCATTTTCATTGCCAGATAAGAGTTCGAGCAAAGGTTTCATGGTAGACAAACCTGTTCTATCAGTAACAGCAGCTCCTAATACAAAAGCAGCTTTAGAAAAGAATTTTTCAGTATAAGATTCACCTAACATATCAAAATTATCTGCTATGTTTACAGTAAGAGCAACCCAATCTGCAAGTGGTCCAAGTGATTCATAAGAATACTGCTTACCATCTAAACCTTTAATAGAACGTTTTTTCCAATTTGATTGTTTTTCTCTTGAACGTTGAGATTCTTTATCAAATAAACCATCTCCAGTAATACGATCATTAAAAACAAGACCAATAGTACTTGTTACTGCAAGTGCACCCATTGCCTTTCTTCCACGTGTAGTGTATTTAAGATCAGCAATACGGTTTATTTTAGCTATTGAATCCATTTCAGAAATGTTAATATTACGGTTTTTAAGTAAACTATCAACAAGTTCTTCGTTACCAAGTAAATTATCAAGTTTAGTAAAAGCTAATTCATTGATATCACGTTGGAATGGTGTCCACACTGGGTTATATTTACCTGCAATATCTACTAAGTTCATACCAGTTGTAGAGAACATAAGGAATGGTTTAATTCCTGGTAATGTTTTAGTTAATTCTGTTACATTATTAGCTAGTGGTGTATCAAGGTTAAGTGCAATCTCACTTGTTGCATATTTGACAGCTTCATCTGTAATCAAATTATCACTACCAAACATTTGGTTATAATATTTATCAGCAATAGGTTTTACATTTTCTTTAGTAATTGGTTTACCTGATGCAACTAATTCATCCATTGCACGAAAACGTGCCTCGGCTGACGCAGTAAATACACCAGTAAATCCATCCATTGCTGTCATTGCATTAGGACCAAATCTAAGGATTGGATCCTCAGCTAAATCATTAAGCAACTCAATTTGATTAACAATATACTCTAAACCATCATTACCACGTTCTTTTTGCACCCTTGCTGCTTCTCTAAGAAACTCTAAGTCAGCTTCTTTGCTAAGTTGTAAGTCTAACCTTGTAGCAGATCTAACACTTTGAGGGTCTTGTGATGCTTTTTTGAAAATATCACCAGCATAAGGTAGTGCTTTATTTAAAGTTTCACCAACTGAACTGTAAGCAATCCAACCACGATGAATAGCTTTAAAATCACCTGATGGTAATGCACCAATAAAATGTGCCAGAGGTTGACTAATAATACCACCAAAGTTACCAACAGTAGCTGAAATAGGTTGTACAAATCCAGATAGAACGTTATTATAAATATTAGACCAAACACCTGCAATTAATTTATTCTCAATTTCAGGTGTAAAATCAACAATACCTTTACCTAAATTTGTTGTCATTTCACCAAGGTAATGGTTCATCTTTACAATAGTATCGATATTACCATCACTAAGTTCATATGCCATCAAAAATTGTTTCATCAAATCAGGTTGATTTTCAGAAATTTGACGTAAAGAATTAGCAAATCGTTGAGAATCTTGGAAGATTTGTTGTGCAACATCTCCTGCTGCTTCAGCAGTAGCCTCATTATAACCTGCAATATTTTTAAAACCGTTCCTAACTTGTGTAACTAGGTTTACTTTTCTATTCTTATAGTATTTAGCAGAGCTAGAAAGTTGCGTAACATATTGCATAAGATCAATAATTTTTTCTTGTGCAACTTTTACTGCAGGACTACCATCCATAAGGCGGGCACCTTCTGCTACATCTGAAATACGTCCAGATAAAGAACCAGCAAGTAAAGATTGAGCACGAGCTACATCCATACTAGTTAGTTCACTACCAAAACCACGTAATGCTTTAGCAGCCATCGCAAACCCACCTTCAGATAGCACTTCTTTGCCATCATCAGTACGTGTAATAAATGGTTCTAGGACTATTCTAACATCTTCTTTACTCATCCTAGGATCAAACAATTGAATAGCAAGGTTTTCACCTTCATCAATTACGTCCTTAAAACTTACTTTCCACTTGTTACCTACCATTCCGATTTCGCCTGCTTTATGCAGTTGATCTGCTAAACCAAGAACAATATCTTGTGAATTATCCCCATTACTTAAACCATATTTAAGAGCAGGTTCAGATAACATGTTACCAAGACGACCATTAACACTACCTAAATTACGTGAAACACGTACTTGATCAATAGAAGCACCAACTGCACCTAATTCATCTACAGTTCTTATACCAGTTTCAGTATAATCAAATAAGTCATGAACACCTTTAAGAGGTTTATCTAGATTATTATTTAAGGAATAGTTATACATTCCTAATTCATCTAGAGCATCTTCTTGTTTTGCAAAAGCTTCTAATACTGATTCAGTTGGGTCAGTAGAAGGTGGTGGTGATGCATTTTCTTTTAACCATCTTCTTGCTTGTGGTGTTTCTCCTACTAATCTAGTAGAATTACGCAAACCTGCTTGTGTTCCACCAACAGCTGCAATAAATTTAGCAGCACCAATAGTAAGATCTGTAAAGAAACCCAAACCAAGATCTTCACGGATATTTTTTTCCCGTTTAATATCTGTAGAATCAGTATCAAGAGTTGCAATACTATCAGGGATAAAGTCTAAAGTTTCAGGAAATAACTTTTTTACAGTACCAGTAGCATTATCTTCTGTATATTCACTACTAACAAGACCAATACCTAGTGATGTAGCAGCTTCTACACCCTTATCACCCATAAATTGAACAAATTTACTTTTACCTAAACTTGCCCCAACTCTTGCGTTAGTTGTTGCACCTAATGTTTTCAGCTTACCAGCAATAGTAAGTTGTGGTAATACAACAGAAGATATTTTACGTGATGCTTCAGCAATGTCATCTTCATAAGGTGTACGCTTAGGAATGTTAACACCTGGAATGCGATTCACTACCTCTGTAGCAAAATCAATAACACCTTGACCAGGAGAGCTTAAGCGTTCTTTAACTTGTTGATTAGTTTCTTCAAGGGGTTGACCAAAATAACTAAGATCTTGACCAAACCCTGATAAATCCCAAAAACCTTTTTCTTCTTTTTTTTCCGAACCCGTAGGTTCAACAGGATCAGTTTGAGAAGAGTCTTGTACTTCCGTAGAAGGTGGTTGTTCCAACTGAGCTTGAGCAGCTTCCTCAGCGGATTGTTGCTGCTCTAAATCACGCTCAGCTTGTAGTTCATCTGATAACTCAAGTTCACCAGGATCCAACCTAAACTTTTCTTCAATATCATATTCCATAATTTAGTTAGTGTCGAGTTTACCTAAAATTGTTCATAAAATCTTCTCGTGCAGATATTAAAGCAGCACGCGCTTGATCTCGGCTAATACTAGCCTTGTTTACACCATCTTTATATGGTGTCTACCCATCTCTACCTACAACAGTTCTTCTTCATTCATTTAGAATTGTCCAATAGTTATTGTGAGTAATATCTATCTAATACATCTAAGGTATAATCATTGATTGAAGGATATTTACCTTGCGGGTCTGTATTGTTGTATAGATCTGGTTGGCCTGAATACCATTCTGATGCTGCCCTACGGATTGCTATGTCGCTGGAATAACCAGCTTGGGTTTGTTCGGTAATCATGTCTTTAAAACGTCCGTCAATCACAGCATCCTGTGCTTCAGGCGATGCTCTAAATTGTTCTGGTGTTAGTTGTTTCCCTAAATATCTTTGTGTCCAAGGACCTACATTTTCTGGCATGACTTGACCAATCCCTATCGCTCCTGAATCTTTATTCACCACATTGTAGTCATTTGTCGATTCTTTGCTGGTAATTGCATTTCTAAATTTTTGCGTATCAACTGTTCCAATAGCACCTCTAACTGGCGGTACACCACCAGAAATACCTTGAAAATTTTGTCTGATATTTTGTGGATCTGTAGTATATGATCTATTACCACTAGCACTAAGCAGCGTATTTCTTTTAGCAGCTGCACTAGCATAAACATCATTTAAAATCCTCTGCTCTTCTGGTGTGTACATAGGACCAGATTCTTTTTCTAAAGGAGAACCAAATCGTTCTGTACGACCTGCAGCTTTAAATTGTCTGTTATACAATTCATGTAATGGTAAACCTTGTGTCATTGCTAAAAGAGCTATCTCTTCAGAATTAGCTCTAAAATCTGGTTTACCATAATTCTCAGCAACATCCTCTAACCTTTCTGCTGTCATAACCGAGTTAGGAATATTTAAAAAAGCTTCTACACCATTTTCTTTAACGTAATTTTTATTCTCTTCAATTTTTCTAGAAGTAGCTTCTATTGCAGATATATTTTTAGGTTCAATTTCAGGGTAAGTAACTTTATTTTTTACTGTTTTTTTATACCATGGTGATTCTTCATTCTTTGCGCCCTTCTCAATAATTTCCATCAATTGTTTATTTGCTTTATCATAGGCATCAGCTGCATTTATTCCCTTACCATCTCCATAAATTTGTGTTGCAAGTTTTTTTAAATCTCGTTCATACTTCAGTATTGCCCCTTGAACCCCAGGTGCTCCTGATTTAGTAGTACCTAAAGCAGTAGAACCAGCAAGCACTTGAATACCAGACTTTTTAATCCTTTCAATAGCTTTTTTATGTTCAGGATCACGAAGTCCTGTATTCCATCGTGCCATAAATTTATCTTCAGCGTCTTGAGAAACATTTGGTCCCTTAATAATTGCTAAATGAGTCTCATCTAACTGATCAGGATTAAGTTTAAGAATTTCTTGAACAGCAGAATTTGTGGTTTTTTGATCAGTTGTATAATGATCTGCCATTATTTTTAATTGCTGAGAGTGTTTCCCAAACAATTCAAAATGTTTTTCTTGTAAATCATCAATACGTGCAGGTGTAGGATCAGCTCGTGCCATTTCCATAAACTCTGCTTCTGTTTGTTCTTGGCTAATTTTATCTTGATCTGCTTGGTCTTTACGTTCTTGCTTATCAATTGTTACCCTGTCTGCTCTGATATTATTAACTCTAGTAGAAAATAATTCACCAAATGTTTTAACATTACTTGGTGTAGATAAGGGATGTGAAGCCATAGGTAAGTTAATAATATCATCAATTCCATATACATATTTACCGTTTTCACCAATAGATGTTCCTAATATTTCTTGTAAATCATCTAAAGTTTTAGTGTAGTCACCTCCATGATTTCTATTAATTATATCTAATTGTAGAGGTAAATATGTTCCAATTTCTTCAGGACCAAGTGTCGCTAGAGTTTCTTTAGCTTTTTCATAATTTAATGTTTTTCTATGTTTCACCTCTCCAGCTTTTTCTGTTTTCAGAACTGAATCAAAAAAATTATCTATTTTTCCTACAAGCTTTTTTGCTATAACTGATTTAGAACTATATAACTTTTTTAATGTTGGTATAATATATTTTCCTTTATACTCATGAACAAGTGCTATCTTTTCCTCATAACTTAGAGGAGAACCTTTTTCCTTTGTATGAAAATCAACATAGTTATTCCATCCTTTTGGTAAACCACCATAACTAACATATGAAGCTGACTGAGAGATACTATGTGCTTCTGCATTTCCACTTACCTTTGAAATAGTTTTTTCAGTAACAAGTGGATCAGCACCTTGATTTTCTATTTCATTTAAAGTCTGTACTTGTTGAACACCGCGTTTCTGTGTATCAACAGTGTATTGAGACTGGATGTATTCCTCAACCTGTGTTGCCTGCTCTTTAGATTGGTCCTCATATTCTTTTTGCTCTTGTTTCTCTTGAATATTGTTATAAATTTGGCCTGCAGATTTACTTATACTAGATAACGACTCAAAGAATTGGCTTGTTTCTTTTCTGTTAATTTCGTATTGTTGTTGAGCAGCCGATCTATCAGCAGATAATTGATCAGCTTTATTTTGCATATTTCGGGATTGAATACCAAAATTCTTTTGCTTTGCTTCTGCTTCTGCACGTTGATTTTCTTCTACTTCACGTGCTACTCTTTCTCTATCTTTAATAGTAGCGTCTGCAATTGCTTGCATGTTGTTAACAGTTCTTTGACTGGATTCACGTAGACGCGCCACATTACTTTCATCAACGCGAGCAGGTTGATAACCTTTACTGCGCGATGCACCTTGATACTTTACAGTTCTTGCCATAGTTTAAAAGTTGTCACTTGACGATATGTTAGCTGCGGACTCAGCTGCTGAACCTATACCTTGTACTAATGGCAACCACGGGTTTTGTGTAACTGCTGGTGGTACATAACCTGGTTCAGATTTTTGAGGAGGGACAAAAATTTGATCAGGAGATAGTTTAGGAACAGGTAGATTAGGAGCCTTATCAGGTTTAATCATCATTGCAGCTTTAGTACGTTGATCATCTTGAAATCTTTGTACAGCAATATCACGAATTGATTGTACTGATGCCTTTGCTTGGTTTTGAAGATTAATATCTAACATATTACGATCACGACCACCTAAAGCACTTGCAGATTGAATACTCTTTGCAGTTGATCTACCAGCTTGCATTAGAGCTGCATCATCTTCTCGTTGAAGATTTTGCAACATTAACTCTTCACGACTAAATGCATCTGATGCTAAAATTTGAGCAAAAGTTTCTTGTTCAGTTCTAAAAGCCTCTCTTTCAGCAGATTTATTATAAGCTAACTGATTTTTGGTATTTTCAATAGAACCCTGATATGCTTTTACTTCCTGTAAATATTGTAAGTCTTGAATTTGCTGGTTATACTTCCAATTTTTAATTGTAGTATTCCAGTTATATTCTTTGTTATCGTAATAATTCTGAACATTAGCTTCAAATGCTTCAGCATTATATTTATTAGTTGATTTAGCTATTTTTTGCTGAAGTTTTTTCTGTTCTTTTACAGCTTTCTTGTTAGCGGCATTGTTCTCTGCTGTTTGGTTAGCACCCATGACGCCACCTACAACTGCTGTTACAGCGGCGATAGCAGGGCCAATCCACTGCATCTCTAAACCAGATACAGCAAGCTGTTCATCTAGAAGATTACTACCTTTCGGATTAAACATATTTAAGCCCTCCTATAGAAACGTGGTGAATAGACACCTTCCCACATCATAGAAACTAATGTAACTGGATACGGATAATTACTTGTCACTTTTAATTCAAAATTAGTATTACGTTGATGGATTGGTACAGTAAATTGTTGTTGATTTTGTACTGTAGGACTGTTTGCTTGATAAGAATTAGCATTAGTTGCATATTCTATATTTTTCCATTCGTCAGAACCATCAGCTTTTGAACTGAATAGAATAGGACCAGAAGTCCCAATAGAAAATTTTACTCTTGATATAGTTAATGAAGATGAAAAATCTGTTTCTGTTGCAGATACTCTAAAATAAAATTTAGGTAAAGTTGCTTCAAAATCATAAGAATAACCTATAACAATACCATCAGAATAACTAGTTTGATCACCTTTTACTTCAAAGTAATAGTAACCTGTACCAACTTCAGTACGTGCTGTAGCTTCTAAATAGTAACCTGCATCAGCATCAACTGCTGAAGAAGTACCTACATCTGCTACTGGTGTAGCAAATAACATTATACCTTTTTTATTATCAAATGGTGTAAAAGGTACATAGATTTTAGTTATGTCATTGGTTGAATCATACACCACCGCATTGACACCTCCTGCAGGCTGTACGGGCCTTGTAGCCATGTCTAGGCATGGATTACCTGTAATGCCTGTAGAAGTTGCTACAACGTCTCCTGTAGGCAACTCATCGAGTGATACAGAACTAAGTGTATATTCATCTTTATGTTGAGTAACAACAGTAAGATCATTAGTAAAAATTGCAGAAGTCTGAATTAGACCAGTTACTTGCCACTTTACCCATGCTTGGAATCGATTATCTTCACTACCAGAATTTAAATACCTAAAAATATAGAAGT